TAGCCTTCGGCTGCCACCTCATCCACCGGCCGCCGCTTGAAACAAAATACCTTGTCGCCGATACGGCCGCCGACAAAACCATCGGGTGGATGGGAGTGATCGGCGAGCCTGGCTGCCGAATCTTCTGGCTTGGTTTTTTTGTAGTACCCCGGCAGGCCGCCAATCACGAACCCCTGCGGAGTCTCATTGGCAGAGCCAAAATTTTTCAGCCAGGGCAGGAGCGAACGCAGCTTGGCAACCGACTGGTATTCGCTGTGGTTCACCGGCTTAAGACGCCCGTGACCATTGGGGCACAGCACGACGCCTGGGTTTGACGGCTCGATCAGGAAGCTCTTACACTTCGGGCAGAAGAGCGCCGGATCGACTTTCGGCAATCCGGGATCGGTGATGAGCGCACGTTTTTTTGGTTTGGCTGTGGCGACTGGCATGGCTAGGCCCTTTCACTTTCGAGTAATCCAAGTTCATTATCGACGGCGCGAATGCACCGCTCTACGTCGTCCTGTAGCGCCAGAAGCTCTGGCGCGTCCTCGCTTGCGTTCGACAGTCGAAGCTGCGCCATTCGCATTTCCTTCACAAGCAGCCGTAATTGGTTGGCCGAAAGCGCAACCCCAGCACAGGTCTCCGCATAACAACTTAAGTTCCGGTAGTACATATCGCACCTTGCACTTGAGGCACTTCGTTCTCGTATCCAAAATCGAATCAGGAGGAATCGGCGACGGCGGATATGGCGGATGGCCGGCTCCGACGAGTCGCTCCAGCGTGAACTGGTGTGGCCAGAAGGCGAATAGATTGAGCATGTAAATTCCTCCAAAGCCCCAGCGCTTCGCGAAGCCGATGCAATTGCTGATAGTCTTATCGTTGACCAACTCGTCCGCCGTGGACGGGTTCATTCCGACGAACATCACGCAGTTAGCGTGACCCTGCCAATCCCAGTGACGCCAGAGCGCGTAGCGCCACGTCCGGCACGGGCTGAATTCTGCGCCGCTCTCTGTGATGCTTTCGTCTGTACCTAAAAGCAGATTGCTCATCGTTATCGCTCCGTCACAAACGCCAACCGCTTCACCCACAAATCCACGTCCTCGATATGCGGGAAGCGGCGGTCAACGAGCCGGTAATAACTCTCCAGGTCGGAGTCGCTAGGACGACTCCGCTTGAGCAACGCCAGCCCCAGCGCCCGCTGGTCCTGCCCGCCTAACCTATGCAGAACGTCGTGGCACGATTCGCGGCCTGGGTTCGCTTGGCAGAGAACGAGCACAGCGAACGCTTTGTCCAGGCTTTCTTCACGCGACGAGCCGCGGGAGATTTCGTGAACGGCCAACGGCAGTTCGTCACCGAAGATGCTTCGGCGGCAACCGCACATTTCACAGCGACCAACACGGCAGACAAGCTGCGTTCGCCAGGGCGTGGCGGTCGCTAGGAGCTGGCGGCGGCGGGGGCTGACTCGTTTCACTTTAATGACTCCGCTTCAAACCGCTGTCAGGTCGTCGTCTAAAACGTCCTTCGGGTTGTTCCTTATTCCAGTGGTTATCAACCACACCGGAACTGTCTTGGAAACAGCTAAGTACGCAGGATCGCAATAATCACCGTCTATGGACGTGTGGCCGCTACTTGGATGATATTTGCCCAACTGCCGATACCTCCTGCCGACAACAATCCCGACGAATGGTGTTTCAACAGGCTCTCTCTCAAAAACCCTGTTTCCATTTTCGTCGTAAACAAACGAGACGTAGGCTCTAACTTGAACCCGGTCTCCGATTGTGAATCGATCTGGCATTGTGCTTTCGCCTCGGTCGCGTCGGCGGCGGGGGCTGACTTTACGCATCAAAACTCCTCCCGCTCTGGCTCGCTGCCGCGGGCGTTGAATGCCGCGAAGCCGGGTTCGTAGTTGGATCGCTCCTCGATCTTCGGCGGCATCAGCATTTGCCGCGACGGCATGAACCGGCACGTCACGATCCGCTCGTTGATCTCGCGATTGCGATTCTTCGCGACGTAAACCCGGTATTCGTTCGGCGGCTGCTTGCTGTCGATCTTGTTCGGCCAGACAAAAAACAGGATCACGTCGGCGTCCTGTTCGATCTGGCCAGAGTCTTTCAGGTCCGACATATTGGGCGTGTACTTGGGTCGCGACTCGATCGCCCGGCTAAGCTGGCACAGCAGTAGCGTCACGAGGTTATGCCGCTTCGTCACTTCCTTCAGCATCATGCTAGCGTTCGTTACCTGCTCGTATTTCGACTTCCCGCTCGTCCGCAACAGTTGCAGGTAATCCACGACGGCGCATTGAATCTTGTGCTCCGCAACGGCCTTGTCGATTTGCTCAATAACACTCTCGGCCGTGCCGCACGACTCCGCGATAATGCACGGCGCGTGGCGCTCGGCGTACCATTGCAACTCTTTCTCCACGGCCGCAGCCTGATGTCGCCAGTGTTCCTGCGGCGTGTCGCTGACGTACTGGATCGTCCGCTTGCCTAACAGCCGAGCGGCCATCTCCTCACTTGCCAGAAAGCACGGTCGTCCGTTGCCGGTCCAAGTGTGGATGCACTGGAGAGCACCAGCGCTCTTGCCGTGCGATGGGCGAGCCCCGAACACAATCACCTCGCCGCGCTCCACGCCACCGCCTATCGCCGAGTCCACGTCATTCATTCCTAACTCGACCAACTCGCCGCGGCCGTCGCGCAGCTCTTGCAGGTAAGCCAGAGCGGCGTCAGCTAGAATCGTGATCTTCGGCTCCGTCTTGCCAGTCCGCGGCACGGCGTACGACGGCACGCCGATCGAGTCCCATCGATCCGGCTTTGCGTTTCGCAGGTAGCCACGCTCGCCGGATTGCTTGGCGGCCTCGCTTAGCTTCCGCGTTAGTTCGCGCTCGCTCCACGGCGGGTTGCATCCTTGATTCCACTCAGACATTACCGGCAGCGCCTCGGACTCCGACAGGCAGAATCCGAGCATCAAGACGCATGCCGCGTGGAATGTCCGGTCGTGGCCGCGTTGCCCGCTGACTGCACCGGGTAATCTGGCCATGTACTTTCGAGCCCGCTCGACAACAGCCGTCGTGCTTCGGAAGTCGATCTTCACCGGCGATGGCGTTTCGTTCGGAGCGTACTTCTCGGCCAGCCAGTCCAGGGCCTCTTGTGCTCTCTGCGGTTCTTTTGGGCCTTGCAAACGCCAACCGGTAACGGCGAAGTAGCGTCCGTGGTCGTAGATTTCTATTCCCGGCAGCTTGTCGCACAGCGGTGGCGCATCAACCTTGATCCGCTTGCCGGTCGGGAACGGCGACTTGCCGCACGCGAACAGCTTGACGCCGGTTTCTGTCGGTGAGATTTCGGCGTAAGTGCCGAATGCCAAGATGATCTCGCGAGCCCACTCCGCGACCTTGCTGGTTGCCTTGTCGCGGCAGCCGTCCAGGTCAACACCGCAGAGCCCGCCGTCCGCTGCGAACACAAACCCTAGACCGTCGTAACCGCCTTTGACGTAGCGTCTCTCGGCGCTAGCCCATTCGCTCCATGTCGCGGGGTCGTCAGACTCAGCTTTCGCGCCGCCGGGGCCGTAGGGAACCTTGGTCGTCTTGCCGCCGCGGTCCTCGGTTTTCCAGAGGCACCAGTGGTTGAGCATCCGCAGCGGCAGCGGCACGTTTTCGGTTTGGACGCGGTTCATTGGTCCCTCCACTTCGTTAGCTTGCCAGCGAGGGACAGCAAATGCCCGACGTACGTGCGACGCCAGTTCACAAGCGAATGGCAGGCGCTGCACAGAATCCAAACGTTCTCGCGCGTCGGCTCGCCGCCGGCTTGAAACTCGTCAACGTGGTGGCCTTCTAGAGTTTCGTTCTTCGGAAGGTCAGCCTGGCTAATGCCGCACAGCTCGCAGTAGCCGCGGCTAAACCGGCTCACCAGATCGCGATGAGAGTTTGGTCGCTTGGCACGATCGGCTTCCGGCTTTGGAAGCCATCGCAGGAACCGATCGCATTCCACGCAATCCACGCGGGCGTAGTGCTTGCCCTGGCTCATCACGCGCACCGAGTGCGGCCCTTCCGACGCACAGCCAGGACATCTTTCGGAGTGTGTCATGCGCCATCTCCGTACGGTGTCCAGTTGGCGTCATCTTCGGGTGTCGGAAGTCGCGACTTGCCGTTGCGTTCGTTTCGCTCCCAAGTGCGGACGGCAGCGCGCCAATCTTTCATGGGAGATTTGCCAATGAGCCAGCCTTTGGATTCGTAGTAGTCGAGGAATCGCGACGGATCGACGGCGTTGCCGCGTTCGGCGCAGTACGCGGCAATTTGTTCGAGAGTTGGCCGCGAACGCGGCGATCTGACAACTGGCTCTGGCTTTGACTCTGGTTCTGACACTGGCTCTGGGTCTGACTGGCTCGACTTTTTCCGCCCTTTGTCGCGACTGACTTTCTTTCGCCTCGGTACAATCCCGTTGGCGTACTTAAGTCCGTTCGCGGCAAGGTACTTATCAGCGGCATCGTCCGAATGATCGTGCCAGTCATGGACGTACAATCGAGGCGGATCAACGTCGATCCAATTTCGATTAACGAGAGCCGTGATTAACCACGTCGCATCTCGCGTCCAACCGCACGCAGCGCAAATCCGCACGTCGGAATACTTGCCGATGTCCCCAGACGGGGCGTACCTGGCGGTGAAGTGAAACAGTCTTTCGATGATTCCACAGGCCAAAGTGTGCGACTCATCGACCGATAGCGTCGAATTCAAATACACGAAAATGTCCTCTGCGAGGTTTAGCATCTTCGGGTGATCTGGAGTTCCACGCTTCACGGCCGATCCTTCATTCCATGCCGAGCAGTCAATCCTGGCTCACCCAAGCCCAGCCGCCCGTTGCCGAGCGGCCGGGCCGGGAGAAAGGCCGCCGAAGCGGCCGACGATCAAAAAGGAATGCCATCGCTGTTACCGGCCGCCACGGGCTGCGGCTTTGGAGACGGCGGGGCCGGCGGCTTCCCGCCAACGGCTGCCTTATTGCGAGCGCCGAAGTTGCCAGCGAGCGCCCGGAGCTGCGAGCCGTACTTGGCCTCCAGCGCCTTGAGCTTCGTCGGATCGACGCTGTTCATCGTCCCGGCCCCCGGAACCGCACCGAACGGAGCGAGCCATTCGATGCGGTAGCGGGTCTCTTCCTTGTACGTGTCCGACTTCACCTCACCCTGGAACGTCGTTGGTTCCCACGTCTTGTTGACGATACTGGCCAACGAGCCGTCCCACCCGCAGCACTTCATTAGCGACTCAACCGCCTTGTCGTTGGCGTTGCCGTCCTTTTTGATGATCCAAGATTGGCCGGGGGCTTCCATTTCGTATTCAGCCCACGGCGTCCACGACTTCGCATCATCATCCCAGTGCTCAGTCAGATGAGCCAGGAACTTGACGGCGACGGAACCGGATTCCGCCTCCTCTAATCCGTAGTCGGTGATCTTGCACCGAAACCAGCCAGATCGGTCACAAGCCTGCATTGTCATTCTCCCTTGTTATGAAACACGGCATTCCACAAATCCGGCGAGCCGTCCGCGTACACGATCGGCTCTGACAGGTCGCGCGACTTCGCCTTATGTGTCGGCATCTCGGTCGCGTAGATCGTTCGCGTCCCTGCGCCCTTGCCCTTCCCGTCCTTACTCACGGCCACGTCGTAACCGACGTAGAAGAAATGGTCACACCATTCCAGCACGCGGCTGCGGGTTGGACCCTTTGGTGTCTCCTGCAACCGCGGCTCGTAGCGAATCCAGTCCTCTCCGTACGGGTTCGGGACGTTAGCCTTGCAATCGTGGCAAACGACAACGACGTGCTTGCCGCGGCGAACGATTGTGTCCAGGTCGCCCAAGATCGTCAGGAAGATTTCGTAGGCGTAGGTGAATCCCTTGCCGTAGCCGTATCCCTCGATCTTGTCCACCCGCTCGCCACCGTCCGTTAGCACGGTATTCAGCGTGTGAGCGACGGCCAACTCTTCCGCCTTGGTAAGAGAATCGACAACGACGGCACCATAAGGTGCGATGAGCGATTCGTCTTGCAGGATGCTGCGAAGCTCAAGCCAGGTTTGAATGTCTCCCACGCGATCGACGTTCAGGAATCGGCTGCCGTTCTCAACATCGACAATCAACGGATTGACGCCGACGCTCTTGAGCAGCGACGCCAGTTTCGTTTTACCGATGCCGCCGGTGCCGTAGATGCCGAACCGCTGGGCATCGACCTTGCGACCGGACGATACTGCGAACTTACGAGCCGGTTCCTTAGAAGTAACTCGGCTCTGCGGCGGGCCGGTCGGTGGTGGCGGTGGTTTCGGTGGTGCTGCTGTTGCCATCTTCGATTTCTCCCATGCGTCCAAGTTCAGGGTGTTTGTCGTACACAAACTCGAAGCCCTCTGGCGCAACCTTGGACACGTCGCGGAAAGAGGCGCAAATGTCAAAGAAAGGGCAGTACGGGCAGGTGTTTTTATCTACCGTCCGATAGTGCCGGTTATTGTTTTGGGCGTCACGGATGAGCTGCTGAATGTCCCACAGCTCGCGACGGTACTCATCCACGTCTTGATCGAGGCGGGCCACTTCGACGCGCGAGAAGTAGTAATCGGGTCGCTCGCCGATGTCAGAACTGAGTTTGTCGCCCCATTCCTCCGGCGTCATGCGTCGTGTCTGGAGAGTCCAGCCCTTCTCCTTGTCGCCTGTCTGTCGCCACTGGCCGCGTTCCGTTTTGACGCGAACGCCGGCCTCGCTCAGGACGATCTTCGCGCCGAGTTCATCGAGCACCGGCACGTCGGTCGGCTTGATGGTCGGCTTGCGGGCCACGTCGTACAGGACCGTTTCAACTGGATAGCCCAACTCGCGGGCCGCGTGGATGTACAGCGTGATCTGGTGATCTAGACGCATTCGCCGCCATAGTTCTGAGTCGGGGCCAATATCGTCGCCGAGTAACTTTGATTCTTTGACAGCCAGGCGACCGTCCTCCAGTCTCACAATGGCGTCGATCTTGCCGCCTAGGCTGCACCAGCGGGCAGGTTTGTTCGTTTCGGGGTTGACCAGGGGGATTTCAAATGGCAGTTCCACGGCGACGTAAGACAACGAGTCGGCTTGCCACCGCCACTGGTAAGCGCACACCATCCGCAGCACGGTTTCCAATTCGCATGCCCAGTCGTGCGGATTGGCGAGCGCCGGGCAGTGTCCGTATCGCTTGCGAACGGCTGCGCAGGCTTCGTCAATCGACCTCCCGTTGCCAATCTGCTCAACCCCGTCGTGGTAAGCAGACCCCATTCGTAGTGCGCGGGCATCGTCGATTCTTCGCAGGCCAAGTTCATAGGCGAAGTAGTGGCGACGGCGACACTGCTTGAACGCCGACTGGCGGCTGTGCGTGATTAGCTCTTTCATTGTTTTATCCGTCGCCTCATACAACCCCGGAAACGCATCACTCGCCGACCACCCCGGCTCCGCCCTCATCCCCCGCGTCCGCCTCGCCGCCTCACCCGCCGCGGCATCTTCGCCAGCCAGGAAGGCGGTGCGGGGGTCGGAGCCGTGGTAGGTGGTGGTCATGTTGGAATCAGACGAATGCGTAGTGTGTTGCAGCGGTCGTCCTCTCCAATGCTTCTGCCCCATGCACAGCCAGGGCACTGGCCACAGCCGACAAATGTTAAGTAGCCAGCAGTAACCAGCGGGAGAACGGAACGATAGCGATACGTTGGGATTTTGTGTGCTTCGATTTCACCACCGCTTCTCCGAATGAGATTCAATAGACGTGCTTGAGAATCTGTCACGCTCGCACCTCCACAATCGCCGCCCGCCGCTGGCAACTCACAGCGTTACCTTCACCTTGGTCTGCGTAGATTCGGCCCGCTCATACCACAAAATCACAAATTCCTCCGTCTCGCAGTCGTACCGCCAGAGCGAATAGCTCAACTCGCCATCGGCCGTCTGTCCCGCCAGCGCTTCGCGGAGCCCAACTGGGTCCGTCTTGAAAGCGAGCTGTGCCTTGCCGTTGCCGACGCGCAGTGATTCGAGCTGCTCAATCAGCGAATGTTCATTTAGCCAGCCCAGCACGCGCTGAACCTTGTCGGTGATGGTCATGGTTTCGGTTGCTTCCATTTGTGCTACCCTTTCGTGTTGAAGAATTTGTCAGTCATCCGCGCCAGAAACGACTTCCCATTAGGCTCCGGTTCCGCAATCACGCGGCGCGGCGTTGCCCAGAACAGTTCCTCCCAATCGGCAGAGCGGTCAACGAACCGCTCGAATACCCAGCGTCCGTCGTTCCATCGGTAATAGGAGCCGGGCTGTCCGGGCTCTGGGTCAACTCGGCATGGGGACAGGGACAGGACCAGTCCGATTTGATCTGGCACGGCGCTGAAGGTCCGTTCGCCGTCGTGGGGACCGTTGATGATTTCAGCCATACAATCACCTTCACAGTTGCCACCCCAAACGTCAGAGCGGCGAGGATTGAAAGTGCTAAGCCGTGTTCAAACGCGAGTGTCATTGGATTCTTTCACCGCTTTTACGAAGCTCGTCAATCTTTTCTTCGTAGTCCCGCAGACTGTCAAACCGGAGCATGCGGTTGGAACCGTATAGCGGCTTTTCGTGACGCTTCGCCGTGGCTGGCGACATTACACCGCAGGCCACGTAGTACGTTCCCGTCTGCGGGCTTAATCCAGTACGGCTTGGCTCGCTTCGCCATCGCTTCGCTCCCGTGTAAAAAGGCGCGGCCTCATGCCGCCATTGCAGTCAGTTGCCCATTCCGCTATTCGTCCTTGGGTTGCATGCGGTCTGTGTCGGGTTGTAAGGTTGGCAGCGGGTGGGTGCGGGTTGTTCACGTTGCCCTCTTTCTGCCGTGATTGATTAGCAAGACAAGAACCCGAAGTTGTTTGCTTGCCGGGCGTTCGCCTTCCCCGTCGTCCACGCTGTCGGCTTGCCGGCTTTCGCCGCCGCTGCCAAGTCGCAGGGCACGGAATTGCACCGTGGACGCCGCCTGATGAGAGCAACGTCGTGCCGCGAGTCAGGTAATCAGCCATAGTTCGCGACAGCTCCTATTCACCTGCGTTGGTGCCGGGCCTTGGGCAGTCATCCCGGCTGTCGGTCGTTTCCCGCACCAGCTACCAGAGGGCCTGCCGGTGATCCGATTCGGGCGTTTTAATTCTTGGACGGCCAGGGTTTGGAGTCCCCGCTGTTACGCA